ATGCGCGAAAGATTTCTCAAATTGTATCACGGTGACCCCATGAGCATAAGTACAGCCAACCACATCTACGGAGAGCTTAGGAAGCGTGGTTACTCCGTAAGGAACTGGGCCATTGAACGTGGTTTCAGCCCCCGCACCGTACAGGAGTGTATTCACACTTATGCCCCTTGCAAGCACCGACAGCCAGCCGATGGCACTGTCTCATCGCGGATCATGGCGGGATTGAGTGAAACCCTTGGCGTGGCTCTGTATGGAGATGGCAAATGAAAGAGTGGTTCACATCCATGGAGCTAGTCAGTTTGCCGGGTATGCCTACTACGGTACAGGGCGTGCGATACCGCGCAAGATCTGAGCAGTTCAGTTCACGCAAATGTTCGGATGGTAAAGGCAGTGAGTACCACATCAGCTCGCTGCCCGCAGAAACCCGGCGCTACCTGGCAGAACAGGCTGTTGCCTTGCAGGGACAAACGGTGACCGATCATGCTGCCGGCGGCAAGGCGATGGCCAAGCTGCTTGCCCGCGAGGTGCCAGTGAAGCCGGATGCGGGGCGCAAATTGCTGACCCTGGGGGCCGCTGCCCGCAAGAAGGTAGATGCCCGGTTGTTGATCCTGCAGGCTGCCGATCTCTTCCTGGCACCTTATCAAGTCTGCCAGCAAGGGGAGGTGGGGCGTCGCGCTTTTATCGAGGCATACCGCACCCGCAGCCTGTCACTACCTGTGAGCGTCTATGAGCAACAAAAGCCGTTCAGCCTGATCACCTTGCGGCGCTGGCAAGGCACCCTGGCGGATGCCGGTCCGGCTGCGCTGGCGGGCAATTACCAGCGGGAGCGGCCATCCAGCGTTGAGCAAAGTCCGGATCTAGCCCGCTTCCTCACGGCATTGATCACCGCCAAACCGCACTTGGCCAACAAGTGGGGGGCGCTGCATGAGCTGGCGACCCAGTACAGCGAGATGAATCAGCTTGGCTGGCAGATCCCGAGCCAGTCCTCCTTGCGACGCTGGCTGGTGAAGTGGCTGGCAGAGAACAAGGTGGCCTTTACCTATGCCACCAACCCCGACGCTTACAACAACAAGTACCGCACCGCCATCGAGGAAATGTACCCCTGGATGGGCCAGCCCAACGATGTGTGGGAGTTCGACAGCACCCCCGTCGATGCGATGTTGGTGGACGGTCGTCACAGCATCATCGCGGTGATCGATGTGTTCACCCGCCGGGTGCGGTTGCTGGTGGCCAAAACCTCGTCGAGCGAGGGGATCTGCCTGCTGCTGCGAAAGACCCTGCTGGCCTGGGGCACCCTCAACGACAACGGGGTGATGCGCACCGACAACGGCTCCGATTACGTGAGCCAGCGGGTCATATCCATCTGCACCCTGCTCGGCATGAATGTCAGCCGTTCCAACGCCTATTCGGGATGGGAGAAGCCGCATATCGAGCGCTTCTTCCGCACCCTAAGCCACGGCCTGATCGAGCTGCTGCCCTCCTATATCGGGCACTGTGTGGCCGACCGCCAGGTGATCGAGGCGCGCAAGAGCTTTGCCGAGCGGCTGGAAGAGAAGCGTAAGCCGGATGTCGACAAGGAGCTCTTCGAGCTGGCCATGACGGCGGCCGAGCTGCAGACCCTGCTCGATAACTGGCTCGATGCCCGCTACCACAACCGCAAGCACAGCTCTTTGGGGATGACCCCCAACGAGAAGTATCAAAGCGCCCACTATCAACGCCGTGCCATCGCCGATGAGTCGGCTCTGGATCTGCTGCTCAACCATATCGGCGAGGCCACCGTCTCCAAGGGCTTTATCAAGGCGGGTGGCCTCAAGTACAGCGCCCCGGAACTGTTGGAAAACAGCTGGAAGAGCCAGAGAGTCAGCGTGTTCCTCGATCCTTGCGATGTGGGCCGCGCCATCTTGTACCGCACCGGCGACTGGAACGAGCGGATCGAGGCGGTGAACCTCGACCTGCTCGGCAACGGGGTAAGCCCGGATGCCTTCCGCGCCGCTAAGCGGGCAGATGCCAAGGCGCTGGCCAGCTTTCGCCGCGAGATGCGCAGCCTCGCCAAGACCTTTGGCATCAACGAACTGCATCAGGACGTGGTGCGCCACTTCGTCGACCAGGCGCGGGACGTTGCCCAGTTCCAGCGTGGTGATCTCAGCCTCGATAACCCGGCTTTGACCGCCCTGTCAGGCATTGCCGCGCCTAGTGAACCGGCTCAATTCAGTGCTGCCGAGCTGGCTGCGATAGAAGCCCGCCGCGAAGAGAAAGCGGCCCGAGCGCAGGCAACGGCCGGACAGGAGTCGAGGGCGCTCAAGACCGAATACGAGCAGGCCATCTACCTGGCCGAGAAAGAGTTGGATACCCCGCTCGGTGAGCGGGAGAAGGAGTGGCTGACCAAGTACCTCTACAGCCACAAGCTGATGGCGAAACGGATTCACCGCCATCTGGAAAGCATCAGGGCCACTCGCAACCCCCAGGCAAAAGGTTAACGAGCGGCCCTGCAGAACCATGAACATAAGGACAATAAGACTATGAAACACAAGATCGTCGAAGTCAAAAACATGATCAAGACCGAACAGTTGCTCGACAACCTGCTCAACCGTTCCAGCATCGTGCCGGGCATCGGCCTGATCCACGGCCCCTCCGGCTTTGGCAAGACTACCGCCGTGGAGTGGCTGTTCAACCAGGACGAAGTGAATGGCATCTATGTGCGTTGCTACAAAGCCGACACCGTGACCAGCCTGCTGGAGCAGATCGCTAAGGAGATCGGTATTCCCCAGCGCCACAACCTGCGGGGGCAGGTGGATAGCATCGTCGAGGCGGTGCGGGCCGAAGAGCTGGCGATCTTCGTGGACGAGGCAGATTACGTGGTCGGTAATGCCCGCATCATGGAGACCTTGCGGGATATCTACGATGCCACCGAACAGCCGCTGATCCTGGTGGGGATGGAGGAGATTGCCCGCCGTATCAGCCAGCGCAAGCAACTGTTTAACCGCATTTCCCAGTGGATCGAGTTCAAGCCCGCCGATCTGGAAGACGTGTCCCTTATCGCCAGTGAAATGCTGGAGGTGGACGTGGAGATCGACGACGCCCTGCTGGACCTCATCCGCAAACGCTCCAACGGGGTGGTGCGCACCATCGTCTCGGCGCTGGACAAAATCGAGAAGATGGCCATGGCCTCCGACGCCCGAATTATCCGGCTGGAGGATGTGGATGCCAGCGAGTTGCTGCATGACGTGCGCCGTAGTCGGTAGTGATGGGTACCTGGACACCTTGATAAGAACAGAGCACGGGAGGGATACCAGTGGTTCAGATAAAAAACGAGACCAAAACAGAGCTCGCCTGGAATTGGATATGTCAGCGAGAAAGCTTCTCTGTGCAAGAGGTCATCAACTGCGTCGAGATCAATAAACAGCAGATGTATCGGGTTATCAACGCTTGGTTATGTGGCGGATATATCCGCCTTGTATCACCCAAGGCTCAAAAACGGCTGCGTATTTATCAAGTGGTTGATCCTGCGATATTGCCGCCTCTGGGGAGTGGTTCCCGGCCTTCGAACGCCGAAGGATTGACCATTAAACGCAGGTATAACAAGCGTCACAGCAAACGCAAAACGGTGCAACAGAAACTCTGGAACACCATGAAGATCAGCCGACGATTTACTCTGGCTGATCTGATGATCACCGCGAATACCAACCGCAATACCGCTTGGCATTACACCAATCAATTGGTGTTGACGGGTTATGTGAGGTTGGTTGTCAGGGTGAACTCAAGGCAGTCCGTTCAAGACAAGTACGGACTTACAAACATCTATCAATTGGTCCGCGATACGGGGCGCTTTTCTCCAATGAGAAGAGACAACGGCTGTTGGGATCAGAACCAGCAACGGCTCTATCCGTTCCTGGTTGAGGAGGATGAACATGGATACGTGGCTTGAGGTGCTACAAGCCGAAGTCGCCGCCAGTTCGTTGACAGTGGTGGCCGACAAGCTTGGTTTATCCAGAACCACTATCAGCCAGGTCTGCAACCAGAAATATCCCGGCGATATGGCAAGGGTGCAAACCCTGGTGGAAGGGGCTCTGATGGGTAACAAGGTGATGTGTCCCATTCTGGGCGAAATACCGGTGCATCAGTGCCTTGCACACCAGCGTCGAGGTCCTCGTGATGTGGGGAGCAGCCCGATGGATATCAAGCTCTGGAAGGCGTGCCGCAGCGGTTGCCCGCATAGCCAACTGGGTGAAGAACAACAGCTGCGTCGACCAATGCGCATCTCGGTTGGGCCAAACAACAAAGGTATGGACAAGAGCGCCAGATATGACGCCGAGGCAACCCTCTCCCGGTTGCGCCGTCAGGCGAAAAGCGATGGTGAGAATGCCAGCAGCAGCCTGCGCATTCTGAGTGAGCTGCTGGCCGAGGAGCTCAAGATCTTGGGCATCAAATACAACCGGCTGCTCGATAAGGGTGAGAAGTCAGGTCAGTAAATCAACGAGCTCGGGGTGTGTGGTGGGCTCAGTGATTGGCATCACAGGGAGAACGGGATGAACAGAAATCTGCAGAACACCGCCGAGCAGCTGCGAGTCTGGCTGACGGCAAACGGGTGCAAGGTGAGCACCAGTCGGGTTTGCCATACCCCGCTGCTGGCGGTGACCGGCCCACTGCCGGAGGCGATGACCAAGCGGGCAGTGTGGGGACGTGAATGCCTCGCAGGCGTGGTGCGAGATGTCGCCATCGTGCGCTTTGGTGGGTGCTTGTTGCACTGGCGCCAGTAAGCGATAGCCGGACAACAACGGGATAAATCAAGGAGAGCCTTATGCAAGAAGCACAGACTAGCAACACGACCCCGATGCGGCAGAACGCTCAGGGGCACTGGGTACCGGAGTCCTTAATCGCCCCGGCGGACAAGCTGCGCGACGAGGTGGTGATGACCATCATCGCGGCGGCCCGTGAGCAGCGCTCCCAATTGGCCGCCTTCAAGATCGGCGCCATGCAGCAGATCGCCGATTTTGTGGACCTCTCGGCCGAGCAGTACGGGGTGGCCTGGGGTGGCACCAAGGGCAACGTCACCCTGCTCAGTTTCGATGGCCGTTACAAGCTGATCCGGGCGGTGGGGGAGCACCGCAAATTTGATGAACGGATCCAGGCGGCCAAGACGCTGATCGATAGCTGCATCGCGCGCTGGAGTGACGGTGCCGATGCCAAGTTGCGGGCCCTGGTCGACCATGCCTTTCGGGTCTCCAAGGCGGGGCACATCGACGTCAACCAGGTGCTCTCCCTGCGTCAGCTCAATATCGACGATGCCGACTGGGAGCAGGCCATGCAGGCGATTGCCGACGCCATCCAGGTGACCGGCACCAGTCAATATCTGCGGCTCTACGAGCGGGACGGTCAGGGCCGGTACGTCCAGATGAGCCTGGATCTGGCGAAGTTGTAAGAGAGGCGAGCACGATGGAAATCAACGTAGAACAGGCCGAAGAACAACTGCTGCTCTGTGAGCAGATCAGCGAAACCGAGGGCACCTGCTATCCCGATGACACCTATGAGGATGGCATCAAGGCCGCCTTGTTATGGGTGCTTGGGTTGGGTCCGGCACCGCTGAGCGAAGAGGAGTACCAGGATCTGATGCCGCTGCAGTTCGAGCAGTAACGATGCGAAACAGGGTGGCCGCGCCGCCCTGTCTGCCCGGCGTGGTGGCCGGGTACTGATGAGCAACCAAACGATCTGGGCCCAGGTCTTCACCGCCTCGAACAAGGAGCACGGCGATGACCAAAACAGAGATGGATATTCGGCTTACCAAGATATTCAGCGCGGCCGCCATTGCACAGGCGATCCCTGATAAACGGGCTGTGTGCAAACAGCTCAAACAGTTTGATAAAGAGGCGCGAGCCCGTGGCTTTCACGCGCTGGCCGGAGAAGCCTGCCAGATGCGCTGGCAACTGGTGGCTGAGTTGCAGCAGGCCAGAGCGGCAGAGGCCCTGTATGGCCGCGTCTAACTGGCAGGCGTTGCTGGCTTATGTGATGAAGTTCGGCCCATTGAGTCAGCAAGGGGCCGAGCAGTGGCTCGATCGTCATTGTCCGCAATGGCGTAGTGGGGATGATGTGGCCGCCGGTCAAATCTGGGTGGCAAAGGTGGGGAGGGATCATGACAACAAGCAGCAATGAGCGTACCCGTTTGATCCAGTTGGTACAGGTGGGGCGCCGCTCCCTGGGGCTGGATGAGGAAACCTATCGAGCGCTGTTGGTCCAGCAGAGTGGCAAACGCTCTGCGGCAGAACTGACGCTCCAGGAGTTGGACAAAGTGCTGTTGGCCATGAAGGGGGCAGGGTTTAAACCGACCGTTAAACGTGCCGTAAACGGGGGCAAACCAAAGCGTTTAAGTCCGGCTCGCGGTGCCCCAACCAAGACCGCCGAGATAGGCGTGATCCGGGCTATCTGGATCACCATGCACCGCCATGGCCTGCTGCGTGATGGCTGCGAGACGGCGCTCAATCACTATGTGGAGCGTCAGACTGTGCGGATCAATAACGGGGTCGGTGTGGCTGAGGTGGCTTGGCTCAGCGAGGCGCTGGCTTACCCGGTACTGGAGTCCCTCAAAAACTGGCATAAGCGGGAGATGCTCAAGGCATTGCTGGCGGCTAATAAAACGATCCCCATCAATGAGAAGACAGGGCGGGTGGCAGGCTACCAAGCAGTTGTCGTTGCGTTTGAGCAGATGCAGATGGAGGTGCAACATGGATAGCAGCCAAGAGAATCTGGACCTGTTCGCCGATGACCATGAATCCTTGGGGCAGTTGGTGGACCGACTGGATCAAATCCCGGCGGCCGAGCTGACCGCCAAGTGGCCCAAGGCGCTGGCCGAGCTGGTCGATGTGCTCGCCTGTGAGCTGGGGCGCGGCGGGATGGCGGCAGATAAGGCCTTGGCTCAGGCCCGCAAGCTGGCATTGGTGCAGGCCCACTATATGGGTGGTCGCGCCTACTACATCCCGACCGGCGAGCATCTCAAGGCGGCGCTGAGGGACCGGGCCATCTGGGATGAATTCAACGGCCGCAATATCGACCAACTTGCCCGCAAGCATGGTCTCTCGGTACCCCAGACCTATGCGGTGGTGGCTGAACAGCGGGAGCTGACACGGCGCCGCCATCAGCCTGATTTGTTTGGCTATCAGTCGTGATGCTGCTCACATAAATGAAGACCCCGCTGAGGCGGGGTTTTTCTATTCTGTCGGAAAGGATACGATATCGTGGATATTTTCAAGCATTTACCGCACTTATTGCACAGCACAATTACGCTATCCGGGTGTTTGTACTTCAAAAAGTGTATTAAAACTATGCGAAACAGATTCGCAATAGCGATAGATAGACTATTTTCTTCTGCCTAAAAGGTTAGTACTCATGAATCGTTGGCAAGCATTCAAAAAGAGAGCTTTTGCGCATGTAACATTATTCGCGCTCTTTTTAGTATTTATTATTGGTGCAGTTTCGTTGCAGATTTTCGGAAATGACACATTTTCGGCACTAGGTGCAAATCTTTTGGCTGAATCCATTGGCGCTGCTGCAACCGTTTACGGTATTGATTTCCTGATCAAGCAGCGCGAAGAAAAGCGACTTCTTCCTGTAAAAGCAGCATCCTACGAAGACGTTCGTGTTATGACACACTGGGCCCTTGACCTGTGGCGCAAGGCTTACGAACAGTCTGTCGGTGACTCTGTCCCAAATAGTTGGGCGGACCTGTTCTCAGAGGAATCTCTAGCCAAAATCCAAAAGTCCCTTGATATAACAAAGCATGTAAATACTCTTCCTAGTCAGCCTTGGGGCACCTACTTTGACGGAGAAATGGATAGAATCTGTAAGCATGCGGAGAAGGTGCTAGAGCGGCATGGCGGCTTTCTTGAACCTGAGATTCACAACGCAGTTTATACAATCGTTTATTACAACTTCACCAAAATTTCCCATGTCATCTTAATGGACAAGCATATTGGAATTCCTAGGCCAACTAATCTAGGTGGATATGCCCCAATGATTAGGGCCTGGTTTGATGCAGTTTTGACCATGCATGATTGGACAGCCAAAATCCATCCTTACCTCACAAAAAATAGCATCGTCAACATTCATCCTCCTTACGAGTTCAGCCAGCTTGAGATAAGAGATAATCCACCGGCTCAGTTAGATGATGGTGTTTATATGACTCAGGTAGAGGCATACCTTGACTGGCAAGAGCAACAAAAGGCAAAACGGGTTGATGGCTAGCATTTCACCACCTGACACAGCTTCGAGGCTTAATTAAAGCGTTAGATAATTAGTCTTCATGTAATCCACCATAAACCCGCCCCACTAAGGCCCCTCGGTACGCTGCGATAACGCAGTTTATCGAGGGGCCTTTTATGTTGCCTGATACTTATCCCATAGCGCTTGCCTGGTTGCTTCGTCCCGATGTGGAAGGGGGCGAGGTCAACCACCCGGCCGACCGTGGTGGCCACACCAAGTTTGGCATGGCCGATGCCGCCGACGGCAAGAAAGACGGCATGCTCGATCTCGATCGCGATGGCCGGCCGGATATTGCCGTTGGTGATGCGACCCCTGTCCATGCCCAGCTGTTCTACCGCGCGAACTACTGGCTGCCAGCCCGTTGTGATCGGGTCGATAGTGTCTGCCCGCTGATTGCTATTGCCCTGTTCGACGGCGCCGTGCATCACGGCCCTGGTCGCTCGGTGCGCCAGTTGCAGCAGGCGCTCGGCGTCTTGGCCGATGGGCTACTGGGCTCCCATACCTTGCGGGTGCTGGCCGCCAAGACCGACCGAGATGGTGGTCGGGCCCTGTTGCTCACGCTGCTTGAGATCCGCGCTGGCTTTATGCTCGGCATCGTGCGCAAAGACCCGAGCCAGTGGGCCAATGCCCACGGCTGGAGCAACCGCTTGCTGCGCCTGCAGAGCTACCTGCTCTCTACCCGGTTCGGTGAGGGGGCTGCATGAGCAAACCCAGCCTCATCAACAAGCGTCGTCAGGCGTTGCAGGGGATCCAGGCCGCTGGCTATTTCGGCATCCCCGAACTCAAGAACCCCCGTTACCTCGCCTGCTTCAAGGATGGGCGCCGCGCTCATCTCAAGGCCGCCCTGGCCGGTGCGGATCTGGAGGCCATCCCACTCTACAGCCATCACGCCACTCGCCAATCCCTGTACGAGCAGGGCTGGCGGTCGGTGGGCGAGCTGGATCGCCTGCGGGCCCGTGCCCGTCTTACCCCACCTCAACTGAAGGAAACCCATCATGCCTGATTCCCTGTTACCCCAAGCAAAACCGGCGCTCAAGAGCCGCGCCGTGATCGGTGGTGTCATTGCCGTGGGTGCCGGTATTGCCGGCCTGTTCGGCGTACCGGTCGATGTCGGCACCCAGGCCAGTCTGGCCTCCACTGCCGTGGATCTGGCCAGTGCCATCGGTGGCTTGTTGGCCATCTGGGGCCGCCTCAAGGCGACCCACGTCATCAAATAACCGGTTCGCAAGGAGACGCCTTTGAGCGACCCCATAGACCGCGCCCAGCAGCTCGACGCCGAGCGAACCGGGCGCCTTATTCAATCCCATCAAGCAAGGTCAAGGCCCCAGGGAAATGGCATCTGCTGCGATTGCGATGATGCCATTTCGCCCTCGCGCCTTGCTGCAGAACCGGGTGCCGAGCGTTGCATCGAGTGCCAGACCCTATTCGAGCGCAAGGAGGCTGTCCGTGTGGGAATTCATCGTTAAGAACTGGGGGCCCTTGTACGCCCTTGCCAGTCTGGTGGGGCTGGTGATCATCATCCTGCTCTCCAAGACCTACGCCAAACGGGAGGATCTCACCGCCCTGGTACAGCGGGTGCAACGGGTGGAGCAGGTGTTGGCCGACCTGCCGAGTGAGAAGGAGCTGCACAAGCTGCAGCTGGAGATAAGCGAGCTGCGTGGCGAGCTGCGGGAGGTCAAGCCGGAGCTGCGCCAGGCGCGCCGCCTGGCCGACCTGCTGCTGGAAAATGAACTCAAGGAGAGAACATGAGCATTCAAGGGATATTGGACGCCCAGCAACGCCTAGTGATCTTGCGCTCCCTGCTCGATATCGGCGGTGCAGCCAACGAGTCGATCCTCAACGATTGCCTCGATCAGCTCGGCACCGGCCGGGTGACCCGGGATCGGGTCAAGACCCTGCTGGCCTGGCTGGAAGAGCAGGGGCTGGTGCGCATCGAGCGCCTCGCCCAGGTGCAGGTGGCCCATCTGACTGGTCGGGGTCAGGACGCGGCCGAGGGGCGCGCCTCGGTGCCTGGCGTCAAGAAGCCCCGTGCCGAGGATTGAGGGAGGATGACCATGGCCGAGAAGCCGACCCGGGGCCGGGCCAGCAAGGTGTGGCTGCTGCCCGAAGCTATCCGCAACGCCCTCAATGAGATGCTGCGGGACAAAGCCAACAGCCAGACCGCCATCCTGGATGAGATCAATGGCCTTATCGAGGAGGCAGGGCTACCCGACGATCTCAAACTCTCCCGCTCGGGTCTGAGTCGCCACGCCAGCCAAGTGGAACAGGTGGGCCAGCACCTGCGCGACTTACGTGAGACCACGGCAGCGCTCACCTCCCAGCTCGGTGACAAGCCGATGGGGGAGACCACCAAGCTCATCCTGGAGCTCGGCCGCTCCCAGCTGTTCAAGGCGATGTTGGCCCAGGTACAGAACCCGGAGGAGGCGGTGGATATCGACATGCTGAAGAACGCCATGCTGGCAGCCCAGCGGCTCGAATCCACCGCCATGCAGAGCCACAAGCGGGAGAAGGAGATCCGCCAGGCCTTCGCTGAGGAGGTGGCCGCCAAGACCGAGGCCATCGTCACCCAGGCGGGACTGAGCGGTGAAGCCGCTGCCGCCATTCGCCGTGAAATCCTGGGGATCGCCTGATGACTACGATCGCCCAACAACTGGCCCAGTCCCTCGGTATCGAATACAACCCCGACGAGGTGCTGCTTCCCTACCAGCGCATCTGGATTGCCGACGAGAGCCCGCTCAAGATAGCCGAAAAGTCCCGCCGCACCGGGATCACCTGGGCGGAGGCGGCCGATGCCACGCTGACGGCCTCCAAGGCCAAGACTGCCGGCGGCGGTCACCACTTCTATGTGGGCAGCAACAAGGAGATGGCGCGCGAGTTTATCGACGCCGTGGCCATGTGGGCCAAGGCGTACAACAAGGCGGCCGGCGAGATCCAGGAGGAGGTGTTCACCGACGACGAGGACAAGGCGATCCTCACCTTCGTGGTCTATTTCGCCTCGGGCTTCAAGGTGCAGGCGCTCTCCAGCAACCCCTCCAACCTGCGGGGGATGCAGGGCAATGTCACTATCGACGAGGCCGCCTTTCACGACCGGCTAGCCGAGGTGCTGAAAGCGGCGCTGGCGCTGACCATGTGGGGCGCCAAGGTGCGCCTTATCAGTACCCACAACGGCGTGGACAACCTGTTTAACCAGCTGATCGGCGACAGCCGCGCAGGCAAGAAACGCTACTCCATCCACACCATCACACTCGATGACGCCTGCCGCCAAGGGCTCTATCGCCGCATTTGCCAGGTCAAAGGCCTGCCCTGGTCCCAAGAGGCAGAGGATGCCTGGAAGGCGGGCCTGCTCAAAGACACCGCCACCGAAGAGGATGCGCTAGAGGAGTATTTCTGCGTGCCCAAGCAGAGTAGCGGCGTCTACATCAAGCGCACCCTGATCGAGCGGGCCATGCAGCCGGATATCCCCATCCTGCGCTTCACTTCCCCTGCGGACTTCGAGCTGCAAAGCGAGGAGACCCGCAAGGCGGTAGCGGAGATCTGGTGCGAGGAGCACCTCAAGCCCTGCCTGGAAGCGCTCGATCGCAATTGCCGTCATGTGCTGGGGGAGGACTTCGCCCGCAAGGGGGATCTCTCGGTGTTCGTCCCGCTTTCCATCGCAACCAGCTTGCGGAAACGGGTGCCCTTCGTGGTGGAGCTGGTCAATGCTCCCTATGAGACCCAGCGCCAGATCCTGTTTTACCTGCTGCAGGGACTGCACCGCTTCACCGCGGCGGCCTTCGATGCTACCGGCAACGGCGGCTATCTGGCAGAGGCAGCCCGGCTGCGCTGGGGCGCCAGCATGATCGAGTGTGTGATGCTCAATGACCCCTGGTATCGGGAGTGGATGCCCAAGCTCAAGGCCGAGCTGGAGGACGACAACCTAGTGATCCCGCGCCATGCGGACGTGCAGGACGATCTGGGCAAGATCCAGGTCATCAACGGCATCCCCAAGATCGACAAGGGTAAGAACACCGGCCAGGGAGGCCAGCAGCGCCACGGCGACTTTGCGGTGGCGCTGGCCATGGCGGTGCGGGCCAGCTGGATGGAGGGGGGCGCCATCGAGTTCACCCCCTTACCTGGTAAACACGGCCGCGACCGCAACGACGACTATCACCCATCCCTCGGGACGAGGGATCTGATCAAAAGTGAGAGAGGGGGTTGGTAATGGCCGGACTCATCGACATTCATGGCAACGCGCTGCGCCTGCAAAAGGAGCCTCAGACCGAGAACGACGCCAAGCTGGCCCAGCTGCGCCGCCACTACAGTGAGCACCCGACCGTGGGGCTGACGCCGGGCAAGACTGCGGCAGCGCTGAAAGAGGCGGAGGAGGGGAGCCTCATCGCCCAGTGCGAATTGGCCGAAGACATGGAGGAGAAAGACGCCCATTTGCAGAGCGAGCTCGGCAAGCGCCGGCGTGCCCTGCTTGGGGTGAGCTGGACCATAGAGCCACCGCGCAACGCCAGCGCGGCCGAGCAGCGCGACTGCGAGATGATCCGCGAGCTGCTGGAGGACTTCACCTGGCTGGACGATGCCATTTTCGACGCCACCGATGCGGTGCTCAAGGGGTTCAGCGCCCAGGAGTTCAGCGGTTGGGAACTGGTGGAGGGGCTGCAACTGCCCAAGGGCATCGTCTGGCGTGACCCTGCCTGGTTCCAGACCCACCCGGATGACTGGAATCAGTTGCGGCTGCGAGACGGCAGCAAGGAGGGGGCGACCCTCAATCCGTTCGGCTGGATCATGCACAAGGCCAAGTCGAAATCCGGCTACCTTGCCCGCACCGGCCTTATCCGCACCTTGGTCTGGCCCTTCCTGTTCAAGAACTACAGCGTGCGCGATCTGGCCGAGTTCCTGGAGATCTACGGCCTGCCGGTTCGCCTGGGCAAATACCCGGAAGGGGCCACCGAGAAGGAGAAAGCAACCCTGCTGCAGGCGGTGCTTTCCATCGGCCATAACGCGGGCGGCATCATTCCCCGGGGGATGGAAATCGAGTTCCAGAATGCGGCCAACGGTCAGGCCGATCCCTTTGTGGTGATGATGGACTGGTGCGAGCGATCCATCAGCAAAGCCATCCTGGGGGGCACCTTGACCAGTCAGGCCGATGGCAAGAGCTCGACCAATGCGCTTGGCAATGTCCATAACGAAGTGCGCCAGGAGGTGCGGGATGCGGATCTCCGCCAACTCGCCGCGACCCTGACCCGGGATCTGGTCTATCCGCTGTTTGCCTTGAACGGCAAGAGCTTCCAGGGCCCGCGCCGTACTCCCCGGCTGGAGTTCGACGTGACCGAGCCAGAGGACATGCGCGATCTGGCCTATCCGCTGCGTGCCCTGGTGGGGATGGGGATGCAGATCCCGGCCCAATGGGTGCGCGACAAGCTGCAGATCCCGGTCCCCAAGGACGGCGAGGAGGTATTGGTGATCACTGACGTCAAGGCTCCCCCGGGAGAGGCGGCGCTCAAGGCACTCTCTGCGAGCAAGAGATTGGCGGCGCTGGCAGCAAAGACCCCTGTTCACGGGGATAACAACGACGCCCAGCTGGCTCGACTGCAGGCCGAGGTGGCTCCCTTGCTGGCTGGCATGACCGACGCCGTTCAGGCATTGGTAATGCAGGCCACCACCCTGGAGGAGGTCCGGGATGGCTTGCTGGCGCTGGAGCCCAACCTCAGTCATGACGAGCTGGGGGGGCTGCTGGCTCAGGCCATCGCCGCCAGCGAACTGCTCGGCATGCTGGAGATGGAGGAGGGCAACTGATGCCCGTTCGCTCTTCACCAGTCAGATATGGTTCGCTCTCCTTTGCCGAGGCGATCGCCTTCTTTCGCCAGAAGCTCGATATGCCGAGCGAGCGCTGGGCCGATGTGTGGCGCGATGCCCATAACCGGGCTTTTATGGTGGCGGGGGCGACCAAGACGGATCTGCTGGCCGACCTGCGCGGCGCGGTGGACAAGGCGATCAGCGAGGGGCAATCCATCGGCGCCTTTCAGAAGGCATTCAAGGACATAGTGGCCCGCCACGGTTGGGATCATACCGGCCCCGCCTCCTGGCGTTCCCGCATTATCTTCGAGACCAACTTGCGCCAGAGTTATAACGCCGGGCGTGAAGAGCAGATCCAGCGTATCAAGCACAAGCGTCCCTATGCGCTCTATCGTCATGGGGACTCCGAGCACCCCAGGGAGTTGCACCTCAACTGGAACAACCTGGTGCTGCCGGTGGATCACCCCTGGTGGGAGGCGCATAGCCCGAGCAATGGCTATGGCTGCAAGTGCAAGAAGTTCCTGCTCTCAGAGGCCGATCTCAAGCGGCGCGGCTTGGTGGTCGGCAAGGCCCCGGATGATGGCGAATATGAGTGGGTGGACAAGGCGACCGGAGAGATTCACCAAATTCCCAGGGGCATCGACCCGGGTTTCGATTATCGCCCGCAGACCCCGGCCGCCCTGACAGAGGCCATGGCCAAGCGGGAGGCGGCGAGACCCGCGCTGGCTGAGCGCTTGCCGCAGCGGTTGGTGGAAAGCGCGTTTTCGACCGCCAAGGGGGTAACGGCGCAGGGGGTCAGCGATCTGCTGGCCCAGCTCCCTGCACCCCAGCGTGAGCCCTTGGCGGCCTTCCTCAAGGCGCATCCAATCAAGACCCTGTTTATCAAGCAGACCGAGATGGGCAAGGGGACGGCAGGGCTCAAGGTCGCGCCGGCCATTGCCGAGTACCTGGGCACAGACCCTTACCTGGTGCGCTCCCTCTATCACACGCGCCGGGCCAATATGACCAATGGCTTTACGGCTAAAAGCTGGGGCCATCTGGTTATCAAGGTCAAGGCGGGTGATACACTCAAAGCAGTAGATATGCAGGCGGTGCAAGCAGCTGCGGCCGAGGTGGTGACCGATGCCCATGCCAACACCGGGCCCCGTCAGTGGCTGCCAAGGGGAACCAGTGGCGAAACCCTGCGCCGTCACTGGAGCATCTCCGCCAACGTTGGTGGCAAGCAGGGGGAATCAGCCAAGCGGCTCTCTACCTGGTTGCACGAGCTTGGCCACCAGGTTCACTTCTTGGCCGGGGAGCCGGATCTGACGGGAGTGGGATTGTTGACGGAGTATGCCGGCAAGACCAGGATGGAAGCCGCCGCCGAGGCGTTTGCCGCCTGGGTCTTGGCGAGGGATGCGATGGTGGCCCACTTCCCCGAACTGGCCAAACGGGTGGAGGCAATGCTCACCCAAGCCACGACCGCCAGCCGCAAAGGAGAGAAAGGATGACCCTGTTGGAGCAAGCCAGCGCCCTGCTGGCAGAAGATGGCCCCTTTACCTTGGTACAGGCCAAGGCGCTGGATGCTTTGTGTGAGCAAGCCCGGGGCGAAGAGGCGGATATGTTGGGGGATCTCTGGGAGGCCGCGATGGCGGTCGCTGACGAGGAGGCCTTGCATTATATGACCACCTTTGAGGATGAGCTCTGATGGCGGGTAGCTTTATCGCCATCAGCCACCACGGAGTGGCCGATGCCCACGAGCTGTTGTCTCGCCTCTACCAGCGCACCGGCGATTTGAGCGAGCCCTTGGCGGATATCGGCGAGGGGCTGGCGCTCTCCCACCGGGATCGCTGGGATGCGCAGGAGACCCCGGAAGGGGAGCCCTGGGTCCCGCTCTCGGACAAGTACCGCGCCCGCAAGCCGCGCCATACCGACGAGGTGCTGCGCCTCAACGACGATCTGCGCGACACCCTCAACTATCAGGCCGATCCCCAGACCCTCTACTTCGGCACCCCGCTGGAATATGGTGCGGCCCACCAGTTTGGTCGCGAGGATACCCACCTGCCGGAGCGCCCCTACCTAGGGTTGTCAGAGGCGGATCGAGAGAGTGTGTTGGAGACCCTGGAGAGATATCTCATAACTGATTGAAAACGATTGAGATCTAGCGAGTGTCAATGTCATCATATCCAGAATTCAATTGGGGCTGGCGTGTGATGAGCGAACAAGTTGTTGATAGTATTGTTGTTATTCCGTTGGGTGAAGGACGAAGCGATAAAATTTTCTCATCGATTGAACAATACAATGAATTCTTAAAAAATGAGCGTGTTTTTTGGAAGTGGTTGGACACCAGGGCCTCTTCACCTCAAGTAGATATTTTAAAATTGGCAAAGTATCAATGCATTGATACTTTGCTTAAGTTAGTATCTGAGAGTGACATAAACTCACAGATAGAATTGCTAGGAAAAAGAAGTAAAGATTGGCTGCCTATATATTCTTTCACTCCAGAAGGACAGTTCATTCAACATGTGCTTGAAAAATATGGAATGACTATTGCCGCATTTTCTTTGTTTCACATATGCGATTGTTCATTTAATGCACTTTCTGAATCCTATAGAAGTAATCCGTTGTACCAGCATATGCTTGCTGCCTTGTCATCGCAAAATGCGCTAGCGATAAACTTAGTGTTTGCATTTCAGCGAGATGCATATCAGACAATGCCAACATATGAAAACTCAATAAAAGATATGCATCAGCAGTTTACATTAACACTGTCTTCTGCTGAAGAGCGAGTAGTAAAGTCAATCAATGCATTCAATGACAAGTTTGACACTATTATAGTGCAGCATGAAAATTTATATCAAGGAACAAAAAGAAGATACAAGCGTTTTGCTTCTCGTTTATTACGAACAATGAGGAGTTTCGGTCGCCTTACAAAGGATGTACTTGATAAATCCAATGTAGACATAGAGCAAGCTCGATCAGCCTATCATGAGCAGGTAGACTTAGAGGCTTCGGTTAATTACTGGATGGCAAAAAAAACAAGAAATAACAGAAATGCTTTTATATGGTTTATTTTTGGGATCGGCGGTTCTGTGGGAGCCACATTTTATCTATTAGCAAAATACTACTCAAAAGGTGGCATCATTGGTATCTCAGCAAATTTAGCTGATACGGGAGGCTCGGGGGCTGAAGCTGCTAATCAGTTACAATCAGTGGCAGCTACTGCGACTAGTGGTATGGAGCATCTAGTATTCAACACAACAGGAGCTGCTCTTGTCGTTACTCTGATGGCTGTTATTATCCGAGTTGCATTACGCCAGTTCAATACCTATTCCCATCTTAGTCTTGAGGCTGAGGAACGGGTCACTATGGTCAAAACGTACCTGGCCTTGCTTAATGAGGGCAAGCTAAAGTCTGACCAAGATCGCCATCTGGCATTAGAGGCTCTGTTCCGAACTTCTCAGACCGGCATGATTGCCGAAACCTCCTTTAACAGTCCCGTTGATATCATAGTGAAGTCACTAGCTGACAAGGCGAAGGTGTAGACGTTTTGGATAGCTGCCCCATCCCACTGGGTGGGGCACATGCTTTGGCTGCATTTGGGAGAGATTTAAACACCATTAAACACTAATCGGTTGATTGTTCATCATTGGAGTATTGGACAGGAAATGGTATTTGAAGATGTCTAAGGTAATAAGGTATCAATCTTTTCATAATGGATGTTACCAAAGAGTCTCTGATTTCTTCCGTCAAAATAGCACCTTCAGGGTACATTCTAAAAAATTCATTTGTGGCTGAATTTATTAAATCGTCAAAGTGTTTCTTATTCTGGAGTATACTTGATATCGAATTTGCTCTTATAAGTCGCTCACGAATTTTGCATACAGTTGCATCGTCAAGTTCACACGACGCTGGAATCTCATCTCTGTCAATTAATAATGGAATGTCTTTGCTTTCCTCCAAGTCTGTAACAACATTGTGACTATATGTTTTGTTGAGCGCAGCCCCAGTGTAATCATCATTTAATATAGTCAAAAAACAGTGAGCACTAAAGTATTCTATATAACAGTATAGTAATCTTGTCTGGGGGCAGCCTCGTAAATGAATCAAATGTGCTATCTCATGTTCTGTTAGTAACCCCATGACCATATCTGATGGATAGTTAAATACACAATCCACTTCATCATTTCCAATTATGTAACCAAGAAGGTGTTGTATGAATAAACGCTCACCACCAGAATGTATATAGAAATTTATTGCTGCTTTGCATACTGCTCTGAAGGTATCATCTCCACCTACGCTAGAACTAATCCGAAGAGAGTCATTAAGATACACTGATTCTTTTTTTATTTTTGATTCAAGCATTGCTGTATCGATTTGTGGGTATTTTCTTTGAAGGCCAGAAAGCACTTGCTCTAGTTGCTTTTTGTCTTTAGCGTTGACATTTATTGTCACTTCCTTGTCAGAGTTCTCTATTTTTATTCTTGGTACTTTTAGTTCAGGGTAACCACCGGGCCTGATATTATAGGCTATTCCAGTCTTTATATCTGTTGCGACAATATTAGGGACAGTCTTTCTATGTCTTTTTACATTGAAAGAATTAGATAAAAATAGGAGTTGTGATGCTAGAGTCGCATCATACCTCTCACCTAAGGTAGAGTTGCACTTGACACATATTAAATCCTTGGATGTAAGTCTTCCCCCACATGCATTCAATATAATATGTTCTTCAGTTACATTCCTACCGGCCAGCTCAGTGTTACATATATAACAATTACTCATTGTTTCATCCTCAGCTGGTTATATAAGAGCTAGAGTTTACAGCATTAATCTACCATAAACCCCATCCCCCTTCATGCCGCAGCACTATAGCGGCATGAACATATCCAAGACCCCATACTCAGCGCCCTTCGTGGCCATCCTCCAAGCCAACCCCGTCAGCGGGGAGCGGCTGGCGGTGCTCGATGCGCAGCTCACCCCCCAAGGCGATGGTTGGTATCAGCTGCTGCCGGTCGGCCCCTTCAAGGCCCGTGACGGTCGCCCCTTTGATGTGGCGAGTGGTCACTGGCAGCTGGACGGGCAGATCGCCGCGGCCCTGATTGCCCGTGCCAAGGCGCTTGGCCAAGACATCCTCATCGACTACGACCACCAGACCCTCAAAGTTGATCAGAACGGTCAGCCTGCGCCCGCAGCCGGTTGGTACAACGGCGATGAAATCGAGTGGCGCGAAGGGCAGGGACTCTTTATCAAACCCCGCTGGACGGAGCGGGCTGCTGCCCTGGTTGCTGCCAAAGAGTATCGCTTCCTCTCTGCCGTCTTCCCCTATGACGCTCAAGGTCGCCCTCTGGAGCTGCGCATGACCGCCATCACCAACGATCCCGGGGTGGTGGGTATGCAGGCGCTGGCCGCTCTGAGTGCGTTACCTGCTTCAAGCCTAATACCTATCCAACCCGGCCAGCTGGCCACCTCATCCCATGTTGCACAACAGGAGAAATCCATGAACGAACACGTGATCGCGCTGCTCGGCAAACTCGGCATCCAGCCGGGGGCCGATGGACAGTTTACCGCCGAGCAGGGCACCGCAGCCCTGGCGGCCTTGGATACCCTGCAGGCCAGTGCCAAAAAGGCGCCGGAGCTGGAGGCGGCACTCGCGGCCGAGCGCACCTCGCTGGCTGCCCTCAAAGCGCAGTCGGGTGGCCAGGTTGACCTGGCGCAATACGTGCCGGTGACGACCTATCACGCCCTGGTCACCCAGGTGGCGGCCCTGACCGCCCAGGTGGACACCACCGATGCCGCAACCCTCATCAAGGAGGCTCGCACCGCAGGCAAGGTGGTGGCGGCCGAGGAGGAGTACCTGACCGCCTACGCCGCCCAGAAGGGGGTGGCCGCCCTCAAGGCGCTGTTGGAGCCGCGCCCGGCCATTGCCGCGCTCACTGCGAGCCAGACCGTCGCCGTCACCTTGCCAGAGAGGAAGGGCGAGGCCGTGCTCTCGGCCGAGGACAAGTACGCCGCCGACCAACTCGGCATTAGCCACGAGGAGTTTGCCAAGGCGAAAGCCTAGGCAAGCGCCTCCCGTTTCACGCGAAGGCAGTCCTGTTTAACCAGAGAAGGAATAGACCATGGCCATTGTTACCCCCGCGCTGCTGCAGGCCCTCTTCACCGGCTTCAAGAAGAACTTTGAAGACGCGAAAGGGGAGGCGCCGACTCAGTACACCAAGATCGCCACCGTGATCAAATCGACCACCAAGTCCAACACCTATGGCTGGCTCGGCAAGTTCCCGACCCTGCGCAAGTGGATCGGGGATCGGGTTATCGAGTCGATGAAGGCGCACAGCTACCAGATCGTCAACGAAGACTTCGAGGCCACCGTGGGGGTGGATCGCAACGATATCGAAGACGACGAGCTGGGTATCTACACCCCGCTGTTTGCCGAGATGGGGCGCTCGGCCGGGGTGCATCCCGACGAGCTCTGCTTCGGTTTGCTCGGCGCCGGCTTCACCAGCCCCTGCTATGACGGCCAGTACTTCTTCGACACCGACCATCCGGTCTACCCCAAGGCCGATGGCACTGGTACCGCCGTGGTGGCCGCCAACCTGGTGGTGGATGGTGCCTATGTGGGCGAGCCCTGGTTCCTGCTCGATACCAGCCGCGCCCTCAAGCCCATCATCTTCCAGGATCGCAAGTCGCCGCAGCTCATCGCCATGACCAAGGCCGATGACGAGGCGGTGTTTACCTCCAAGCAGTTCCGCTACGGGGTAGATTGCCGCGATGCCGCCGGTTTCGGCTTCTGGCAACTGGCGTTCGCCAACAAGCGCGCCCTGACCCCCGACAACCTGTGGGATGCGATCACCAGGATGCGCGAGTTCAAGGCGGACGGTGGCCGCCAGCTTGGCATCAAACCGACCCTGTTGGTTGTGCCGCCCTCCCTAGAGAAGCTGGCGACCCAGATGCTGGAGCGCGAGCTGTCCGAGAGCTCCAGCAACGAGCTCAAGGGCAAGCTGGAACTGGTGGTAGCTGATTATTTGTAAACCAGAGCTGTAACCCAGAACGTGCTGTTTAACGGTGGGGTTAAACCGTCTCAGTCCGGGCGTTTAACCCCCGTTTAAACCGGTTTTCGGATTGAACGAGACAGAGGGAAACATGAGATGGCTATTCGAGTGCGCGTTATATCGAAACTTCATCAGGGCTATCACCGAGCAGGCCAGGCGATTGCACCTGGTGAGTCTGAGCTGGTTGTGTCGGATCTGCAGTGCGCGGCCCTGGAAGGGGATCCGCGTCTGGTGGTCGTCCGCTTGGCTGAGGATGTGGCACATCCCGAGTCGGCGCCGGATGCACCGCAGACGGCGGGGGATCTGGACGACGCAACACTGGACGGTGTGAGTACAGAGCCAGGCAGCCTGGCCCCCGAGGTCGCAGCCCCTGCGCCCGTGACCGCCAGTGGCAAGGGTAAGGGCAAATGAGCTACGCCAGCGTCAGCGACATGGTGACCCGCTTTGGTGAGGCGGAGCTGCTGCGCCTGGCCATAACCCCGGCCGGCGAGCTGGACAGTGCGGCCATTGTGCTCGCCCTGAGTGACGCCAGCGCACTGATCGACGGCTATCTGGCGGGGCGCTATCCCTTGCCGCTGGCCCATGTCCCGAGTGCCCTGGTGCCCATTTGCGCCGATATCGCCCGCCACCGCCTCTATGGCGAGCAGGCGCCGGAGCAGATCGCCAAGCGCAACGAGGCGGCCCTGGCCTTCCTCAAATCGGTGGGCAAGGGGGAGCTGGCGCTGGGGCTAGCGGCCGACGGCGAACAGGTGGAAAGCCAGAACCTGGCCCAGCTGCAGTCCGATGGCCGGGTTTTTGGGCGAGGCAGTGGTGGCTTCTTATGAGCGCGCCAACGCCTGAACTCGACTACCTGGCGGCGGGGGAGCGGTTGCGCGAGTTGCTGTTGCCATTGAAAGGACAGGGGCTCAAGGAGGTGTTTGTGGCCACCGACCTGGAGGCGGTGGCTAACCTGGGGCAGCACACCCCGGCCATCCATGTGATTTATCAGGGCGAGCGAGAGAGTGACACGGCCCAAAGCGGGCGGCAAAGCGTGTTCGATCAGGTTTGGTTACTGGTGTTGGTGCATCGTGCCACCCCCAAAGAAGCCAGTGCGGGCGTGTGGCTGGGGCGCATGTTGCAGGCCGTGGCAGGCAGAGCGTGTGGTGACAGCACCTTTCGGCGTGAAACCGCACCGGTCAGGCCGAGTTACAAGGGTGGGGTGGCGTATCTGCCCCTTGCCTTCAAGACGACAGTGAAATTCAAGGGAGAACGGTCATGAGTGAAACACTGCATCTGGAAGGGGATCTCTTTATCGAGACCTTCACCAACAATGTCTCGAACGGGGTGATCGGCCCGGTGGACGTCAACAGTCTGGAAGTCAAACCGGACAGCGAGAAGATCAGCATTCCGAGCAAACGTAAGGGCAAATTGGGGCAGCCGCGGGAGACCTACTTCGTACCCAAGCCGGCCACTGTCACCATCAAGACCAGCGAGATCCCGCCGGTACTGCTGGCCGCCGCCTTTATGGGGCTGGAGAGCCCCATCAATCAGGGGGCGGGAACCTTGGCTGATATGGCGCTGACCCTGCCGGCTCACCCCAAGTGGGCGAACCTGGGCAAGACCAACCTGTCGGCCACCGGCCTGGTAGTGAAAGAGGGGGCCACGACGTTGGGGATCGGTACCGACTTCGAGATTAACTATGCCCTGGGATTGCTGCGGGCCACCAAGGGGGGCGCCGTGGCAGACGGTGGTCCGGTGACGGTCAGCGCCAGCTATAACGCCGTGACAGGCTCACGCATCGCCGGCAACGTGCAGCCGGAGGTGAAGGCTCGCTTGCTGCTCGATGGCCGAAGCATCATCGGTGGGGAATCCATCAAACTGACCATCCCCCGTGCCAGCCTGGCGCCCAAGAAGGCGGTGGACTTTCTCAGCGACAAGCCCATCGAGATCGAGCTGGAAGGGGAGTTGTTGGCCCTGGATGGTGAGACCGCTCCCTTCTATGTGGATCGGCCGGAGACTGTCTGACGATAGTGGAATGAAAAACGGCGGTGAGACCCGCCGTTTTCCATTTTTTGCAGTGAGCGTTGGGCTCAAAAAATGGATCTAGATCAGTGTTGCACTTCACAATTGAATCTAACATCCTGTCGGTGACACAAGTTTGGTGATCAAAAGGAGTGTGCGCAGTGACAAAGTTTGAGAGTAAATTGATCAACGGTTTTTCAGCCAGTGAAGTGACTAACCTCCGGCTCAAAAAGGAAATGGGTATAACGTCGAATGCTATGGCGCAGTATATGGTTTATAAAACCAAGCTTGACGGAAAAACCTACTATTGCTGCTGGTCTGGAGGGAGCCTTGTTGATGGTGATGCTAGGTTGACTCAAGTTGGTCAGGCAGCGCTTGAAACACTCATCAGTCTCCCTGTGGGAAATGAAACTTTGGTACTGCAAGAACTCAGGGTTGGCCAGACTGAATTGCAAGATAAGGTAAAAGCTACTTTTCGTAAGTTGCCATCAGGTTCGAAGGTATGTTTCTTCGGAGATATGGCCGGAGAGTTAGATGGGAAAATGCACCAAGCATTTAATGTCACTGGCACTATTGATATCAGTGAATAGCAGAGCTACTTGATTGAAACATTTATTTACGTCTGTGAAATATGCAGTAATTCACGATAAATCCGCCTAATTTGCTCCCCCACTTACTATGGGCATATCTGAATCTAATCGGAATGCCCCATGCACACTTCTTCCACCCTCAAACTTGCTCTGGAGTTAGCGGCCAAGGTCACCGGCCGGGAAGAGCTTGCGGCGCTGACGGGTGAGGTTACGCGAATGTCCGATTACGCCTACCAGCTAATCGAACCTACGAGCTATCAGGTAGGGTGAGGCTTGGCATTTAGCGCAATGCCAGCCGCTTGATCATGGTCAGCGGTTGGGCTGAGGCGGAGAGGGGCAGGATGGCATTTTCTAACCACTGCCAATCCAGCGGTGGATTACCCTGCTTGAATTTCTGGTAGGGCACCCCTTCCTTGACGGTCAGAAACAAGGTGCATGGTGTGTCTGCGCGACAGATGTAGCGCACCATCACCTCACCCTGAAGGGATTGCAGCAGATGCTTCAGGATCGGTAGCCCATAGATCGTTTGGTGCCCACCCTCATGCCAGACGCCAAATTGGTACATATACCTTTGTTCCATTGTTCAGCAAAATTTGAGTATTAACCCTAGAGGCTCCCTTGCCACTGTCAGATATGACAGGTAGTTGTTCATTGGATGCAGATAGTTTCAGCTGTACTGGCAATGCGTCGGTCGCATGCTAGTTTGGCCCTCAAGAGGGCGGTGGCATTTCTGAGCGACAAACCCATCGAGATCGAACTGGAGGGGGGGAGCTGCTGGCCCTAGCACTGATCGGTAAGGAGGCTGCGCAAGGGCTGGGGAATAAGACGCGGCGGGGAGTGCCGCCGCTTTTATCTAATGGTGGTATTCCTTCCAGTCTTAATTTTCTTAAGGACGAGTGGCTAGGTGCTTGTATCCCAGTAATGACGAAGGATTAAATCCACTGTGCTCCCAGCTCGGTAATTGTCGTGATCCTGTTGAGTAGCGCTCTAGTAGTGGCTCAAGGTCTTTTGGCTCTTTAATTGCCAACAGGACCTTCACTTTATCAAAGTAGGCCCGTGAAGCAGATCTGGCAAAAATTTCAAATGAACTGTTAAAATGTCCTATATGTAGAAGTGTTTCAGGCCACCATTTGTTTCTTTCGTTTTGAGCTTCGACTTCCATTCGCATGAATGCAACAAAGTCCGCTTGCAATAAATAGCGAAAATCAATGCCTACACCAGTACATCGCTCCTTAAGTAAATTAGATCTAAGGGATAGTCTCTGCAATTTTAGTCGTTCGTTTCGGTTAGCTAATGAATACATATACATTCGAAACACGGTATAGTTGACCATTGTATCTCGGCCAAAATCAGAGTTGCCAGGCAGATAGTAATGCTGCTGGAGAAGGTAGCTTGCCTGTTCCATTCTCTCATGCTTTATGAGAATGGCAAGGGCATATAAAAACAGTTCGTGTACAATAAATTTATAATTATCAAAGTCCCAATCACCACACATAGACATGTTATTCGGCCTGTACATGTAAGGGATCAAGCTTTCAAAGAAGCGATGTAGTCTCTGTATAAATTCTTCTTCAGGAGCGTACTGTGCTACAGCAATGAATAGTTGGATAGATTCATTCCGATAGGGAAGAAAGTCATCAATGCTCTTAATGACATCATCATCCGAGGCGGATACTGACATACGAAACCGTTCTAAGTTCTCAGAGAAAGTTGTACAGTACTCATCAAAAACTCCTGACGCATGTGGTTTATGATTTTTGATTGCATCAATGCACCTTTTGAATATTGCAGTTGTGCCTAATGAAATATGTTCGCCTTCTGATAGGAAAGACGGTTTATTACCTAACTCAGGCTTGACATATAGTGGTTTATCAAAAACCCACCGTAATAGACGCTCGAAATTATCCGGATACCGATCGGCCTCACTTAGGTCAATATAAATTCGAGATTTATAGTATGTGGGGAGGTATGCTTTGCCGTTTTCATCTTTCTCATATACTACAGCAACAAATTTTTCTTGGGCTTGATTTTCATAGACTTCCCTTGAGATGATCTGCGTCTCTGTTCCCACACCGCCAGATCTCCCATCTGCTTTGGCTGCATATGTTGCATCACAGATTATTGCTACTTTTTTAATCTCGGGATCAGTAACCATCTTTTCCATGAAAGCTACCGAGTCATGACCTTCTTTTAGATCCCATTTATCTAAAATGACGTCGATACCTGATTCACGTAACTCCGTTGCAAGTTCAATGACCCGCTGTTCGTGTTCAGCATCAGTCCAACTATACGAAATGAAGAGCTTAGGTGCACTCATCGATAAAAACTCCATAGGTATTTTTCTACATATTGTTATTCAATCAGTAGGCATTGAGCGGCTTCGCACAATTTACCTGCTCTGTAACTGGGCCCAAAAATGCAAGAGCCCAGCAATTATTCCTGTGATACTTATCTGTAATTCGCCATAAACCTTCCTATCTTGCCATTTCTTCACAATAGGGCATATCTGAATCTGATCGGAATGCCCCATGTCCACCTCTTCCTCCCTCAAACTTGCCTTGGAGCTGGCGGCCAAAGTCACCGGCCGTGAGGATCTGGCCGCGCTGGCGGGGGAGGTGCAGGAGCTGGGGCCTATCTCAGATGAGACGGCCGCCGAGACTGAGCGCTTGGCACAGACGCTCGAATCTCTGAGCCAGCAGCAGACTCTGATCCGGCAGTTCAATGACGCCAAAGCCGCCCTGACACAGCTCGAACTGGCGACAGTGCTGAGCCGCGACAAGCTGGCGCAGCTGCGTGCTGAGCAGCAGGCAGGGACGGGGGATGCCAAGGCGCTGGCCGAACAAGAGCGGTTGCTGGCTTCCGAGGTCAAGCAGCTGGAGCGCCAGTTGGTCGCTCAGTCCGCCAGTCATATCCGCCTGCACGCGGGGCTCAAGCAGTCCGGGCTCGATACCAAGAATCTTGCCCAGGAACAGCAGCGCCTGCAGCGTGAGCTGACCAAGAGTGTCGCCCAGACCGAGCGGCTGGGGCGCGAGTTTAGCCAGGGTAGTCAGCATGCCGGTGGCTTGCAGGGGGCCATCGGCAGCCTGACCGGGCGCCTGGTGGCGTTGGCTGGTACCTGGTTTGGTATCCAGACCCTCACCACCCAACTGATGGCCATGTTCCAGACCGGCGATCAGGCCGAGCGCCTCGATGTGCAGCTCAAGGCCGTCATGGGGTCGATTGCCGGTGGCAAAGAGGCGTCAGCCTGGATACAGGACTTTGCCAAGAACACCCCCCTGCAGCTCAGTGAAGTCACCCAGGTATTCGTGCGCCTCAAGGCCTTTGGCATCGACCCCATGGCGGGGGCCATGCAGGGTATTGTCGATCAGGCCTACAAGCTCGGCGGTGGCTTCGAGGAGGTGCAGGGCATCTCCCTGGCGCTCGGTCAGGCCTGGGCCAAGCAGAAGCTGCAGGGCGAAGAGATCCTGCAGCTGATCGAGCGCGGGGTGCCGGTGTGGCAATTGCTTGAACAGGTCACCGGCAAGAACACCGCTGAGCTGCAGAAGCTCTCAGAGGCTGGCAAGCTTGGCCGCGACACCATTGCCGCCCTGATGAATGAGATCGCCGCTCAGTCGGGCGGGGCGGCCGCCGCCAACATGAGCCTGCTCTCCGGGCTTATCTCCAACGCTCAGGACAACCTGGCCAAGTTCTACCGGATGGTGGCCGAGAACGGGGCGTTGACCTGGCTCAAGAACCAGCTGGCCAGCCTCAACCGTGAATTTGAACAGATGGCCCAGGATGGCCGGTTGCAGGTGTGGGCCAAGCGCCTGTCCGATGGTTTTATCACCATGGGGGAAACCCTCAAGTCACTGATCCAGACCCTCTATGAGTGGCGCACGGCGTTGACCGTGCTGGCCCAGGCGTGGGTAGGGCTCAAGATTGTCGGCTGGATCGGGGATCTGCGCAGTCTCTATGTCCAGTTCATCGCCCTGCCCACGGCGACGGCCACGGCGGCCGGTGGCATGACCACGGCCGGTACGGTGGCGGCTGGCGCTGCCATCGGTGTCAGGGCGTTGCGCGCAGCGGTCAGGGGACTGCTGGCCGCCGTGACGGTGGAGGCCATCATCCAGATCACCCAGTTCGCCGCAGCCCTTCGCCAATTGGTGCAGGCCGAACTGGCCCTCAGAGAGGCTCAGACCTTGCGCTCGGAAACTCAGGCCCGTCTCAATGGCCAGTTTGCGGTGCTGTCGGCCGAGCTGGGGGTGGCCATCACCAGCATGGCGGACCTCGATCGCCTGGTGGCCGAGGGCAAGGTGCATTACGACGACGCCACCGGCAGCTGGCGACAAGGTGCGGCTGCCGTCAAAGCCCTGGGGGATGAGGCCAAGCAGACCCGCGACTATCTGGCCGAAATCAATGCCGTGGCCAAACAGACCGCCGCCGATGGCCCGGCCAAGCTGGCCAAGGCATTCGATGAGCTGGGGCTGGACTTCGAGCGGGCCAATGGCCGTATCGGCGCCGGCTTTCAGAAGACGCTCGGCGCCCTGGATGTGCTGGTTCAGCATACCGGCGCCAGCAGTGCAGCCATCGAGGAGGCGCTGGCCAGTGCTTACAACAGCGCCAAGACCAAGGCGGAGATCGATGCGGTGATCGAGCGTCAGAAACAACTGGCCGCCCAGGGCAAGATCACCGGGGATGCGTTGGCCCGCTCCATGGCCATCGCCGCCGATGCCATGAGCAAGGTGAAAGGGGGAAGCGGGGAGGCCAAGAAGGCGGTGGCAGCTATTGGCGATGGTTTTGACGAAGCGGCTGCGCGGGCCAAGGGGGCGACCGACGCCATGCGTGCCGGGCTCAAGGGCGTGCAGGACGAGGCCGAGCAGACCCATGCCAGCCTCTCCAGCAGCGGTGGCGGCGGCAGCGGCAATACCCGCACCGTCAATGCTGGCTCTTTCTACTACAAGAGCGTGGATATCAACAGCTTGCGCGGTAATGCCGAGGGGCTGGCCAATACCTTGGCCGGGGTGGAGGAAGAGCTGGCCCGCTACAGCCAGAAGGTCAAAGACATTCCGGCCTATAGCGAGTGGAGCAAGTATTACGGCGAGAAGTTCCAAAAGGAGATGGAGGCCATGCGGGCTCAGCTCAAGGCTGAACTCAGCAAGGCTCAGGCCAAGGAAGTGGCCAGCCAGCCCCAGGTCGCGGCCCCGCCACCCGTGCAATCCCCATCCCCCACGAGCGCATCCCCAGGGGATGGCCGTCGCCCTGCAACAGAGCGGATCACCATCGAGCTCAAAGGGGCAGGGGGCTCGGCCGAACTGCAGGCCGATGAGGCCAATGCCCACGCCTTTATCAACCTTCTTAAACAGCAGGGGCTGCGCTCATGAACGTGACGTTAAACAGCATTTCACTGCCCGATGATTTGGTCTGGCGCGACGAGTTCGACTGGTCGTCTGTCGAGCAGGTGGTGACGCCGACCCTCTCTGGCGCGCTGCTGGTGGAAGAGACCCCCCGGCCAGAGGGACGCCCCATCACCTTGGTTGGCCATTGTGCCCGCGCCACCGTGCAGAGTCTCAAGGTGCTGGAGGCGGTGCCAGGCCAGTTGCTGACCTTGACCCTGCTAGACGGGATTACCCGCACCGTTATCTGGCGCCGCCCCGGCGTCGTGGTCACGCCCCTGATCGAGATGGCCGACCCCGAGGCGGGTGAGCCCTATGCCCTGACCCTGAACTTCACCGAGGTAAGCCCATGACCATTCTTTCTGGTGACATCAAGCTGCTGACCAGCCAGCGGATGACGGACACCCCTGATGGGGGTGGCCGCATCACCGGCAAGGAGGTGGTCAGCGGTGATCACAACTCGATTTTTCCTGATGTGTCGGATCTTGATCGCGCCTATGGGGTGGTCAACATGCGCAAGGTCTATCTGGCCACCCAGACCGATGACACCGACACCTATTTCGGCGCCAATGCCACCGTGCTGCTGCCGCCGGCAGACCCCAACGTGGGGCTATGCCTGATGAGCACCAAGGACCACCACGACACACGGGCGGCTGCCCGCGATGTGCTGGAGCGCTATCTGGCGCGAGGTCCGAAGTGGCGCGGCTTCCTCTACGACACCCAGCTGCAAGGACAGCGGGCGATCCGCTTCTTCCAGCGCGTCGAGGTGCGCCTGCCGGAGATCGGCGAGACCCTGGTGCTGGTCGGCAATGAGGGCAAGGCCGGCGAGTTCGAGCAGTATGTGCGCGTCCTTGAGGTCAACCAGGCGCTGGCCAAGTTCCAGATCCCGGGTGTACCCGAGTTCACCCGCAACGTCGTCACCTGCGTCCTGGCCGACTCGCTGCGCTACACCTTCGAGGGGGAGCAGCCGACCCCCTATGATGTGGTGACCAACGCCAAGACGGCCCTGCGCGAGACAGTGGTGGCCGATGCGGCCAACTACTACGCCAGCACCAAGCTGGCGGAAGATGTGGCATTCGGGGCCATGCAGGTGAAGGCCAAGACCATTTTTACCCAGCTGGTGCCGGCTGCCCGCAGTGAAACCCCGGCCGTGGATCTGACGGCCGCCGGCGAGCTGGCCAGCTTGGTCGATTCCGGCAAAGGGCTGGTGAGCTTCACCACTGCCGCCAGCATCGCCCCCAGTCGCGGCCTGTTCCTCGGCAGTGGCGCCAAGCCTGGCTCGGTGACCATCACCATCGGGGCGGCGGTGATCACCGACCGGGGCGGGGAGCTGGTAGTGGCCGGCTCGGTGATCGGGTCTATCGACTATGGCCGTGGCTCGCTGGAGTTCAACGCCCAGTGTCCGAACTACGGGACGGCCAGCAAGGCGATCTCGTTCTGGCCAGCGGCGCGCCCGTCGCGCATCGCCGACACGGCCCGCATCGAGATCAAGGCCAACAACCGGGGCTATGCCTACACCATCACTCTGCTGCCGACCCCGGCGCCGGGCACCCTCACCGTGTCCTTTATGGCACAGGGGAAGTGGTACGACTTGAAGGACAACGGCCGGGGCGAGCTGCGCGGCGCGGATCTATCCTACGGATCCGGCACCCTCAACTTTGCCAGCGGCTCGGTGCTGCTGACCCTGGGCGCCCTGCCGGATGTGGACACCTCGATCATGTTCAGCTGGGCCACCCCGGTGAACTACACCAACCGCAGCGGGCAGGCGATCAGCATCAGCAAGAGCGCCTGGCAGCTGCCGCACACCGGGGTCACGCCAAAGAGCCTGGTGCTGACCTGGGGCGCCGGCAAGACCGCCAACGACTCGGTTGGGGATGGCAAGATCCGGGGCGACATTACCGGCACCATCAACTATGCCGAGGGCATCATCGATCTGGAGCACATCACCCTGCCGGCCCTCGGCCAGGAGTATGCGGCCCAGTACCAGTACGGTGAGCCGGTGACCGAGCGCCACGTTGAACCGGGCCGCCTGAGCACCCCGGGGCAAGTGGGGCACCTCTCCATCACCTTGGACGGTTCTGGCGGTGGCGCGCACAACCTCACCCCTGGCTCGGTACGGGTCAAGTTCAATGCCCTCTACCACAAGTTCGATGTGGACGACCAGGAGCTGGTGATCGCCACCCGCGACCCCATCATCACCCTGCGCGATGACGGTCAGAGCAAGCTGATCGACGCCAGCGGCGTGGAGCTGGGGGCCATCGACTACACCGCCGGCACCCTGCATTTCATGCCGGACGGCAGCGCCCCGCTGCCCAAGCCGACCTACGCCTGGGTGACCGTGGGCACCCGCTGGGAGGGCAACAGCCAGCTCGCGGTGCAGCGCTGGACCATGACCGGGATCGAGTACCACAACACGGCGTACACCTTCCCTGATGGCGAGCAGGGCTGGGTGGAAGTGACCTACCGCAACAACAACAGCGCACAGGCCCAGAATGCCACCCTGACCGCGCAGGCGCTGCGCATCGACGTGACCCCGGGCTTTGCCGAGGCGATCCTGGAGGGCTCGCTGCGCTTCACCCTGGGCGGCTCGACCTACGTTGACCGGCAGGGGTTGCTGTACCGCAACCCGGACCCGGAGACGGGGGCTGGCATTCAGGCGGGCACCATCGACTATGCCAACGGGTTGGCGGTGCTGGCTGACTGGGCCGCCGGTCAGGCCGCCCAGCCGGCGCTGCAGTCGCTGGCCACCTCGTTCAGTGCCCAGTCGGTGGATGCGGTGACGTTCCGCACCCCGGGCGCCCCGCTGGCGCCTGGCAGCCTCTACATCAGCGCCAATACCTCCAGCGGCCGCCGCATCGAGGCCACGGCAGACGGGGACGGCTATTTCACCACGGCTGACATGGATGGCCGGGTCAACTACCAGACCGGGATCGTGGTAGTGCGCTTTGGCCGCAAGGTCACGGCCGCCGGCAACGAAACCCAGCCCTGGTATGACCCCGCCCAGGTAGGCGAGGACGGGAAGATCTGGAAGCCGATAAGCGTGGTGGCTGACACCATCCGGTTCAACTGCGTGGTGTTCAGCTATCTGCCGCTCGATGCCGACATCATCGGCCTGGATCCGGTGCGCCTGCCGTCCGATGGCCGGGTGCCGTTCCTGCGCAAGGGCAACACCGTGGTGGTGCACAGCACCCAGCGCGCAGCGTTCCCGCTCGGGGTGACGGCCGGCCAGCAGCTCAACACCGGCCGCACCCGGCTGGCCTATGCCCATGTGGAGGACAAGAACGGCAAGCGACTGGCTGACGCGCTCTACAGCGCCAACCTGGACAGCGGGGTGGTCACCCTGGCCACACCGCTGAACCTGACCGGCTACGTGGAGCCGCTGACCGTGGTACACCGCATCGAGGACATGAGCCTGGTCAGCGATGTGGAAATATCCGGCCGGCTGCAGCTGACCCGACCACTGTCACACGCCTACTCGGCCAGTGACACCTACGTGTCGAGCGCGCTGATCATGGGCAACCTGTGGGCCCGCTACACCAGCCTGTTTGACCAGAAAACCTGGACCAACAAGTGGCAGGACTACGTGGACGGCGACCAGTCAACGGCCCAGTACAACGACACCGACTATCCGCTGCTGCTGACCAACCGGGCCACCATCGAGGAGCGCTGGGCGATCATCTTCCAGTCCAGCACCACCTTTGTGCTGGTCGGGGAGCATGTGGGCCAGATCGCGCTGGGGGATGTGAATACCGACTTTGCCCCCGCCAACCCGAACAACGGCCAGCCCTATTTTCGGCTGGACAAGCGCGGGTGGGGGTCTGGCTGGGCAAACGGCAACGTGCTGCGTTTCAACACCCAATCGGCCAACTTCCCGATCTGGGCGATCCGCACCGTGCTGCAGTCGGTGGCGGCCAGCCAGAGCGACAAGTTTGAGCTGCAGCTGCGCGGCAACGTCAACCGCTAACTGGTGGGGCATGATGCCCCACCCCTTATTTTGTCGTGGGGCACGGTGCCCCACTGATGGAGATAGACACGATGGCTTATCCGGTGAAGTGGTATTCGAGCAATATGCAGGGGGCCGGCAACCTTGGCGACACTACCGAGGGCGCGCTGACATCCCTGCTCAAATCAATTCTGGTAACCGGTTTCGGTACGCTGGCCATCAATGCCCTGTCGTTCGATACGGCCAAGGGCTGGGCGGTGGCGACCTTTACCGGCGGCCACGCTTACCTGCAGGACTCGGTGGTGCAGGTCGATGGCGTGAGCCCGGCCGCTTACAACGGCGAGCACCGGGTCATGCTGGTGACTTCCACTCAGGTCTGGTTCGAGCTGGATGGGGGTAACCCAGGGGCGGCCGGGTCGGGCGCCTCAATGACCATGAAGGTGGCCCCGCTGGGGTGGTCGCTGACCCATGAGAGCGGTGACGGCAAGGTGGCCATCTATCGGCCGGCGAATATCAGCGAGTCGGGGAACGTCTCTCTGCGCATTGACAATACTGCATTTTCAGGATGGTCAGGCCCTACTTATATGGGCTACCTTGCCAAGGTTCAGATGGTCGAAGATGTGACCGATATCAATACCTTTACGCTGATCAATGATGCCCGTTGGCCGGCAACGGCCCGCTATAGCGATAAGCGGTGGGATCTTATTGGTGATAGCCAGCTGTTCTATTTTTTGCCTGCCTATGCCGCTGCCAGTTATCAAGCCCTGTACTGCTTTGGCTATATCAAGTCGTTGCGCCCTGGCGACCGGTATCACGCGATCGCATTGAACTACCCCACTACTTCTGCCGATGACTCTACCCGTCGCTGGGGCTCAGGGGCAGGGATAACGTACTCCAGTTATTACAACCAAGGCTTGTCTTTCGACGATTCCAACTATCGAGTTATGGCACGGCCCTATAGTCAACTGTTTGGGGTTGTAGGGTGGTGGATGAAAGGGTTATTCCCGCGTTTCGGTACTGGCATGTCTGTCCCTAATGGACCCGATAACGGGTTCTATATGTCAACTGACCCGATCATGGTATTGGAAACAGCTAACCACTTACGGGGTTATCTCCCTGGCCTTATCTGCCCGTTTGGCAGTGTCACCGCATGGAATAGGAAGAACTTTAACAGCCTGCCAGCGCTACCCAACAAGTTGGTGCGTTTTATCCATGCTGCTTATGTTGAATCAACGGTAAACGGCGGTCCTACCATGATGGGGTTTGATCTCACTGGCCCCTGGAGGTAACCATGGCAACCCTGGCCGAAACCATCAAAAGCACAGGTGGCCTGCTTGCCTATTGGCCGCTCACTGATAATACCGACCAGAGCGGTAATGGTCGGCATCTGACCACACTGGGGGCGCCAACCTTTGGGGCACCCCCTTTGAGTACGGATGGACACCCATCCGTGCTGACGCCTGACAGCGGTTCAACGCTGCGCATCGCCCAATCTACCTTGCCAAAGATCAGAGCCATTGAGGGTTTTTTCAGACTAGCCGGTGGCAAGGGTACCGATTACAGCACCGTGTTTGGGCTAAACCAACCGGCGACAGGATTCAATAGTCGCTTCATCCTGCTGTATGGCGGCTCGGTAGGTGTCTGTTCCTATCAGGCCATCAGCCCTTTGGGGGGGAATACCTTCTACAAGTCGCTGACCAAGACCTGGGATGAACTGTCGTATTCAGCACATCATTTCGTTGTGCAACTGAATGATGCCGGCACTACCACCGAGGTGTTTATCGACGGGGTAAAAGACCCGGCCATGTCGGTGCCGATGGATGTGTTCTTGCAGATAGCTGGGAGCTACCTGACGGTTGGATCATTTTACTACAACGGAGCGGTAGGGACTGGCGCAGGGAATGGCCAGGTGAGTGACATGGCCATTTATGACCGCCCACTGACCCAGACCGTGATCACTGGTCGCCAGCAATACAAAATGCCGGAGCCGGCATTTCGTCTCTGTTCAATTACCACCCTCGCCGCAAACCAAGAGCCTCGCAGCCAGTTCATTCCGCAGGACGTGACTTGGCGCGGTACTCCAACGATGTATGCAGGCCCTGTCGCCACCCCTAAGATTTCTGCCTTGGCCATTACCAAGGGGCGGGATCTCTGCTGGATCCGTGATGGTGTGCAAAACGTGCTGCAGGGTTACATCCGCAGCACGGTGACCATCAACGGGGTGGGGGTGCGCCGGCGGGTGCTCTGTTTTACCCAAGACGGTGAACTGGTCGGCGAGACATTCAGCCGTGCAGAGGATGGGGTATACCAGTTCGATCTGCTGTGGCTGAACCGGCGCTACATGGTCGTGGCCCAGGACGACCCGGCCTATGGCCCTGCTGACTACAACGCGGTGGCCGCAGACTACCAAGCGCCAGCCCCGTACCCGGCAGATGGTAGCGTGGTCCCGGTCCCGTTCTTCCAATAACCCAAGGAGCACCGCATGCTCAAGTTCAGTGACACGGTGCGCACCGACCGCGCCCAGGTGCTGGCCACGGCCATCGACAGCGGCAGCGCTGGCCCCGCCACCCTCAAGATCTACACCGGTGGCAGGCCTGCGCCCGGGGCCGCCATCACCAGCCAGCAGCTGCTGGTCACGCTCCAGTTCCAGAACCCCTGCGCGCAGTCGGTGACGGTTGGGGTGCTGACCATCAAGCCGCTGGCCGAACAGATGGCCACCGGTAACGGCCCCCCCGCTTGGGGGCGCATCTTCAACCGGGACGGCGCCTTTGTGGCGGATCTCGATGTGGGGCCGCCGGCCAGCGGGGCCGATCTGGAGATCCCCACCGACGAGCTGTTTGCTGGCGCCCTGGTGCGCATCAATACCGCCACCATCACCGAACCCTAACCGGAACCACCTATGGCCAGAAAGGACGCCTCCCTTGAGCTGCGCAAGGCCCGCCAGAGCAATGGCAACCTGGAGCTTAACCAGGCCATGGTGGTGCGCTATGTGGCAGTGCTGCAGGGCACCAGCCTGCCGCCGGTGCTGGCCTGTTCGCCCGGGTTGGTGCTGCCTTCGGTGGTGGCCGGCCAAGTCGAGCCCCCCGCGCTGGCCATCGATGCAGGGCTGATCTACCCCGCTGCACTGACCAGCCAAGCCCCGGCCGTCGCCGCCGAGATCGCCGGCACCATTGTGATCTCCTGCACCATGGCGGTGACCACCGAGGCGGTGACTCATCGCATCGAGGCCGGCTATGACGTGAACGTGTTCAGGGGGCCAAGCCACGCTGTCGCCAGCGACTGGGAACCGTCCGGCACGGTCAGCAGCGGAGTGACCAGCGATTGGCAGCGTCCTGATGCCGTGCAGGCCACCCCTGCCACAGACTGGCAAGAGTCGGCACCGGTGCCGGCCAGCGTGGGGCAGGTGAGCGAGGTGATGCCCAAGCGCTATGAGCTGGCCAGTGGGCTCTATGAGGAAGCCGTGCCAATGGGCACAGCGCACGGCCAGCCGTTCGACAACCTGCCGCCAGGGCATGCTGCCATCAGGACGCTGTGGGTAGAGGCCGCGCCGGTCGATAGCTGGCAGGTGAGCGGCTACCGCAACCCGCCCCGCTTTGACAAGGTTTGGCAGGCTGACCAGTGGCAGGAGGGGGTCAAGCTCGGCAAGGCCACCGCCGGCCAGCAGTGGGGGCACGGCAAGCCCAAGCACTGGCGCTGGCAGGAGCGGTGGGAGGAGGCCAAGCAGCCAGACCGAGGCATCAGCCCGGATCCGAAACCGCCGATCATCCCCGAGCATCCCGACAAGCGCACCAAGGCGCTGGTGTTCGGCCGCAAGCGCGACGACGCCTCGCTGGAGTTTGTCTGGTATGGGCAAGATGTCCGCATCGTAATCCCGACCCGGAGGGTTTATCTGGTGAGTAACACAGCAAGCATTGTGCGGGTACGGGATGGGCTCGACATCCCCGCCACAGCCGTGAGCATCGAGCTCGATACCGATTCCTGGGCATGGCAGTTCAGCGCCCAGATCCCGCGCATCGCGGCGGCGGCCCTGACCGATGAGGAAGAGGTGAGCATCCACATCAACGGCCAGCAGTGGGAGTGCGTGTGCGATGGCTGGCAGTCGAGTCAAAGCTTTGCCCGCGAGTCGGCCACGTTGGCCGGTCGTTCGCGCACTGCCTATCTGTCGCCGACCCATGTGCTGGCGCAAGCGGTGAGCGAGAGTGCGGCGGCCACTATGGCCCAACTGGCGGCGGCAGTGTTGCCGTTTGGCTGGACACTGGACTGGCAGGCGACGGATTGGCTAGTACCGGCCGGATTTTTCAGCCTGGATAACCAGACCCCGATCGAGGTGATCAAGTACTTGGCCGAGGCGGCTGGCGGCTTCGTGCTGCCACACCAGCGCAATCAGCATCTGGTCATCAAGCCACGCTATCCCACTGTGCCTTGGCAGCTTGAGAGCGCTTTGGCCGATGTGGCGATCCCCCGCGCCATCATCACTACCCTGGGCAGTGACTTCCAGCCAGGTCGTGCTGCCAACGGGATCTGGGTCAGTGGTGGCCATCAGGGGATCAGTGCACGGGTGGTGCGCCAAGGTAGCGCAGGTGACCTGCAGGCACAGAGCATCACCCATCCGCTGGTGTGTGATGTGGCGGCAGCTCGTGCCCAGGGCGTTGTGGGGCTGGCCAAGAGCATGCCGAGGCGTACCCAAACCATCGCCCTACCGCTCTCAAGCGATACGGGCCTTATCCTGCCCGGGGCACTGCTCGCCGTGGATAGTTGGAAGGGCTATAACCGGGGCGTCAGGGTCTCTGCTGAGCTGCAGAACAAGGCCATGACGGTACGCCAGACTCTCAGTGTGGAGCGATTTGTATGAACCTGTTTAAGAGATTTTTAGAGCTGATCCCTGGTGCTGATCCGCTGCTGGTCGGTACCGTCACCGCGACGAGCGGCACGAGTACGACGCTGGAAGCGCTGGGCGGCGGGGTCGTCATAGTGCGAGGGGGA